AATTCCCTAGCACTAATTGGTATTCAGACAATATAATATGTCACGATTTAAGCAAGGCAGGGTATTACCACTTTGTAAGCCGTGGCTATGTTCATCATGCAGGAAGTCAGACGGTTGGAACAGACTTCAAGAAGTGCCATGAAGAGCCGAGAGAGTGGATAAAGACTAACAGACCAGATATGTACGAGGCATTCTATGGATGATTTTTTAAAGTCATTAACAAATATGTTAGTTGGTGCTGGTATTAAAGGCTATGGTGCTATTGCAGATCGTAGTCAAATGCCAGCCAATAAACGTATATATTTAGAAACATTTGCTGATAATCAAACTGCTCCAATTACTGAGCGAAGTTTTAATCCTGATGAGTTACAAAGAATTGGTGAGATTATTAAAGCAAAGCAATTAGCTAATCCTAATTCTCAAGATGGCTATATTCAATATAAAGATTATGCTAAGTTTATTCCAAAAAATGAGGTATCTACTGAATTAGGAGTTAATGCTGGTGCTAAAAATCCATACGAGAACATAAGAACTACGTTAGGTCAGTTTAATTATTCTATTGATCCTAAAACTGGAAATGTATCAGTTAAAGATACTTATGATTTTAATCCAATGAAAAACAAAGCATATCAAGCAGAATCTCGCGGTGATTATGTATTAAATATGTTAGACCCATTAACTATTGCTAGAGCTTATGGTGAGGCTAAGATGCCATCAGGATCAGGCAAAGGTAGACCAGTATCAATACAATTACCTGCTGGACTTTTAGGTAGGTAATCGCATGACATCCAGAGGATAATGCAAAAATGGAAACAGAAGATCATAAAATACAAGATGAAAGCCAAGAGAATGGATTTGGCAAAGGCAGACCTAAAGGAGCCGTTAATAAGTCTACTAAGGTAGTAAGAGAGGCTATTGCAGAGCTATTAAATCGCAATAGTGCTTACATGGATAGGTGGCTACAAAGGGTAGCTGAGGGCGATGAAGTCTTAGGACTAAAGCCTGATCCTTACAAGGCATTAGACATTATGCTTAAGATGAGTGAGTACCATATACCTAAGCTGGCTAGGACTGAGGTTACAGGTGTTGACGGTGCTCCTCAGCAGCATGTGGTTACATGGCAGAAGTAGTCATTCCTTATAAGCCTAGAGAGCTACAGAGGCAGATACATGAAGCTGTAGATAACAATAGGTTTACGGTCGTAGTTGCCCATAGAAGATTTGGCAAGACTGTTAGCGCGATTAACCATCTAATTAAGGCTGCCATTGAGTGCCAAAAACCAAACCCACGATTTGCCTACATTGCTCCGACTTATGCTCAATCCAAACGTGTGGCATGGGATTACCTGCTGGAATTTACTCGTCCTCTTGGGGCTGTTGCTAATATCTCAGAGCTTAGAGTTGACTTTTGGGGTCGTAGGATTAGCCTGTACGGTAGCGATAATGCTGATAGCCTTAGGGGGCAGTATTTCGATGGCGTTATTCTTGATGAAATAGGCGATCAAAACCCTAAGATATGGAACGAAGTCATACGTCCTGCACTAGCGGACAGGAACACAGACGAGGCTCCTACGTGGTGCTTATTCATTGGTACACCTAAAGGCAGGAACCATTTCGCAGAGTTCAGAGACAGGGCTAAGACTGCTGAAGGCTGGAAGCTACTTGAGTTCAAGGCTAGTGACACAGGGATACTAGCGGAGAAGGAACTCTGGGATGCTCGTAAGGAAATGGGCGATGACAAGTACAACCAAGAGTTCGAGTGCAGCTTTGATGCAGCCGTAGAGGGTAGCTATTATGGGCAGATTATCAACAATCTTGAGGCTAAGAACAGGATCACCACTATTGAACGTGATGACTTGTGTCGCTCTTATGTTGCTTGGGATTTGGGGATGTCTGATTCTACTAGTCTGTGGGTTGCTCAGGTGGTGGGAAAAGAGGTACGACTTATTGACTTCACGGAAAACCACGGAGTCGGTTTGGACTGGTATGTATCATGGCTCAAAGATAACGACTACGAAGGCTACACGCAGTTCTTGCCTCATGACGTTGAAGTCAGAGAGCTAGGCACAGGGAAGAGCCGTAGAGAGGTTTTAAGTGAAGCTGGACTCGATATAACTGTAGCTCCTCGTTTATCGATTGCAGACGGTATACAAGCCACCAGAAGGCTATTACCGCAATGCTGGTTCGATCATAAGACTAAAGCAGGTCTGGATGCTCTCAGGAACTACCGGAGGGAGTATAACGAGAGACAGCAGGTGTTCTACGATAAGCCGTTACATGATTGGTCTAGCCATGCAGCAGACGCATTTAGGTATCTAGCGATAAGTCTTGACGATAATGAAACTTCATGGCAGTCAGAATTGCCCAATAATACAAAATGGATTGTATAATTGCGAAAATCCTAAGAGGAACGCATTATGATGGACGAAGGCAAAGTAAAAAGCATTGTCGAGAATGAGATTGATAATGCAATCGGTTATCTTGACTCAGAGACTACCGAAGATAGAACGAGGGCACTAGAGTATTACTTACGTCAGCCTTACGGTAACGAGCGTGAAGGTCGTAGCTCGATAGTTACAGGTGAGGTAGCTGAGGCTATCGATGGTGCATTGCCACAGTTAATGCGTGTATTTACCACGACTGAGGATATTGTCTACTTTGAGCCTAGAGGTCAGCAGGACGAAGAGTCAGCTAAACAGGCTACGGACTACTGTAACTGGGCTTTCTATCGTGACAATGACGGTCTAATCATCCTACATAACTGGTTCAAGGACGCTCTGCTACAGAAGGTAGGCGTAGTTAAATCGTATTGGGATCAGAAAACAGACGTAACGAAGGAAGAGTATAAGAATCTTACTGAGGATGAACTGGCTCTGTTGCTATCGGATCAGTCGCTTAAAGTTGTCAAGCAGGAAATAGAATATACGGAAATGTCGGACATGATGGGCAATGTCATACAGATTCCTAGCTATGAAGTGTATGTACAGCGTACTGAAGAATCAGGTCAGGTAAAGATTGAGAATGTACCTCCAGAGGAGTTCTTGATTGCTAAGTCTGCTCGTAATATCGAGGAGGCTAACTTTGTAGCTCATCGTAGGCTCATGACTCGTTCTGAGTTGGTGGCTATTGGCTACGATCAGAAGGTAGTCGATGACTTGGCTAGTTACAATGATTTAGAGTTTAGCTCTGAGCGTATTGCACGATTCCCTAACGGTGAACAGCCAGACCAGAACAACAGCCTAGACTTCTCGATGGAGACTGTTGAGGTATACGAGTGCTATATACGTATCGATGAGGATGATGACGGTATTGCTGAGTTAAGGCGTATTGTCTATTGCGGTTCTGAGATATTGGAAGATGAGGAAACAGACTATGTTCCATTTCATTCTATCTGTCCTATTCCTATTCCGCACAAGTTCTTCGGTCAATCTCTGGCTGACAGGACGATGGATATCCAGCTCCAAAAGTCCACGATTACACGACAAAGTTTAGACAATCTGTACCTGACTAATAATGCTAGGGTTGGTTATGTTGATGGTCAGGTTAATGTGGATGACTTGCTTAACAGTACGGCTGGTGGCGTAATTCGCATGAAGAACCCGAACGCTCTGGTTCCACTAACGGTTGCAAGTACATTCGGTCAGGCAATGCCTATGCTGGAATACTTGGATGCGGTACAGGCTAAACGTACAGGTGTTAGTGACTCTCAGGCAGGACTTGATCCAGACGTATTGAGCAATGTAACGGCTACTGCTGTGGCTGCGATGATGAAGTCCAACTCAGGCAAGCTAGAGTTAATCGCTCGTATCTTTGCTGAGACAGGTGTAAAGAGTCTGTTTAAGGGCATCTTGCATCTATTGGGCAAGTATCAGGACAAGCCTAGAGTCGTTCGTATGCGTGGTAAGTATGTTCAGTTTGATCCTAGAACGTGGGCTAATCAGTACGATGTCAGCGTTAATGTTGGTCTAGGCTCAGGAGATAGAGATCAGAAGTTAGCCATGTTGCAAATGGTTCTAGCGAAGCAAGAGCAGATCATTCAGCAGTATGGTGCTTCTAATCCTTTGGTATCTATCGGTCAGTATCGCAACACGCTTGCGAAGTTTATTGAGTCGGCAGGTTTCAAAGATGCTAACGAGTTCATGAATGAAATTACGCCAGAGCAAAATGCTGCGCTTTCTCAGCCACAGCCTCCATCCCCAGACGCACAGGCTCAGGTTGCTGAGATGCTGGCTCAGGTCGAAAGAGAAAAGACACAAGCTAAGGCTCAGATTGATGCGGCGAAACTTGATCTTGAGAGGCAGACACTTGAAGCCGAATTTACCCGAAAGGGCATAGAAATCAATATGAAGAACCAGAAGGACTCTGCTGAGTTGCGTATTAAGGAAGCTGAGTTAGCAGTTAAGCAATTGCAAGCCGTACTGGCTATGGACTTGGCTGACGAGGCTACGAAGAACAAGCAGACTGAGCTGACATTGAAGGCTCTACGTGAACTAGGCTCTCTGACTAGAGGAATGTAATGGGATTGCTAGATAGCATTGATAACCTGCTAGGAACTCGTTTAGGGCTATTGGCGAACGATCCTAGAGCAGCTATTGGTCAGATGAATCAACAGGCTGGAGCGTTTAATCAGGCTTCTTTATTGGCGGTTCAGGCAGAGCGTAATGCTATGAATGGCAGACCATCTACGCCGGAGCAGTTAGCAGCAAAGCAAATGGTGGATGACTACACTCGAAACTTAGCAATGGGATTTGTTGGTTCAGTAAATCCAATTAAGGGAACTTGGTATAAAGGAATGTATCCTTTTGATTACACTAAAGAAGTTAGGGCAACAGTTCCTAATGTTCCACAATGGAAACAAGAAGTAATTGATACTGGTCCATTAATTGATCCAAAAGATATTGCAAGAACTACTCCATTCCCATCATTTTCTTCATTGCCTGATTTAGAAGGAATTAGGGGATTTTTTGCTAAGTCTCCAAAAGTAGCAAGTGAGTTTGCTCCTGCTGAAAGTGGTGCTGTTTATCCTGTAAATATTAATGCTGAGAAAGTATTTACCATTAATGCTAAAGGTAAAAAAGCAGGAGAATTACAATTTGGCGATAAATCTACAAAATTTAGAAATGCTGTAAAATCTGGTAAGTATGATGCAATTTTGATAAAAAATACTGCTGATGAGGGTGATATAGCTATTGCTTTGACTAATGCAAAAATTAAATCTATATTTGAAAAATGAAAAAATCAGATTGGGCATTAAACCTGCTGAGAGATGACTTCTTCATAGAGATGATGGAAGAACTCAGAGGTGTAGAGATGACTAAGTTCTTAAATAGCGACTATAACGATGTAGAGATACGTGAGCAAGCGTATATGCGTTTAAGAGTCTTAGAGTCCATTGATAATCACATTCAAGGGTTAGCGGATCAAAAGCAGATTGATGCAAAAAAGTTTAAGATTTTGTAGTCCGAATCGTCCGGTTGGCGATATAATTAAGGAAACATAAATGAGCGATACTCAAAGCACGACTCCCGAACAGGGAAATGCAGAGTTAACGGTAGAAGGTGCAGCTAACGCTTTCTTGAGCATGATGGAACGTGAAGATGGCTCCCAACAAGGACAACCAGAACCGGATTCAGAAGCTAACGAAAGCGATGCCGAATCAGAGGAATCTGAGGTAGAACAGGAAGATGACGGTGAGGAGCAAGAGCAGCCCACGTATCTGGTTAAAGCAGCCGGAGAAGAACGTGAGGTAACGCTTGATGAGCTTATCAAGTCCTATCAACTTGGCACGGATTACACCAAGAAATCGCAAGCTGTCGCAGAAGAGCGCAAGGTAGTCGAAGCCGAGCGTCAAGCAGTTCAGGAAGCCAAGCAGATGCGTGATACGTACGCGCAGAGACTTGAGATGATTGAGCAATGGCTACAGCCGCAACAAGAAGAAAATCTGGAATACCTAAAAGAGACTGATCCTATTGGATACTCTGTAAAGGTTGCAGATATGATTCAGAGAGATAAGCAGCTAGCTGCTGTACAGGCTGATAGAAATAGGATTAATCAGCAACAGGAGCAAGAAAGACAGATGCAGATGCAGCACTTAGTGGCTGAGGAAATGCAAAAACTGACTACTGCTATCCCTGAATTTACTGATCCTGCTAAGGGTGAGGCTATCAGAAATGATATTCGAGCTTTTGGTAAGCAGTTAGGGTTTTCTGATAACGAATTAGCGGCTGTCTATGATAGTCGTGCGGTACTAACTCTGTATAAGGCTATGCAGTACGATAAGTTAGTCGCAAGTAAACCAGCTATCACTAAGAAGGTGAACGAGGCTCCTAAAGCGATTAAAGCTGGAGTAAGCAAGCCTAGAGATAGTAATGCTGAAGAAATGCGGAAACTAAAGGCACGAGCTAAGTCTAGCGGAAGTATCCGCGATGCAGCTAGTGTATTTGAACGATTTTTATAAGGAATTAAATCATGGCTATTTATAATGCTTATGACGCAATTGGTCAGCGTGAAGATTTGACCGATGTAATTTATGATATTACGCCTACTGAAACTCCATTCATGAGTTCTATTGGCAAGACTAAGGCAACTGCTGTTTACCACGAGTGGCAGACTGACTCGTTGGCTGCTGCAACTACTAACAATGCTGCTGTTGAAGGTGCTGATGCTTCTGACGCTACATTGTCTCCAACAACTCGCTTGGGTAACTATACTCAGATTCTGCAAAAGACTATCAAGGTCTCTGGCACTTTGGATACAGTTAACAAAGCTGGTCGTAAGTCTGAGAAGGCTTACCAATTGGCTAAGGCATCAAATGAAATCAAGCGTGATCTAGAGACTATTCTGTTGGCTAATCAAGGTCGTTCTGCTGGTACAACTAACTCTACTGCTCGTAAGATGGGTTCATTGCTGTCATGGATCAAGACTAACTCTGATGCTCAGACTAACGGTGGTGATCCAACTACTATCGGTGTATCAACTCGTACAGACGGTAACACACGTACATTTACTGAAGCTCTGCTGAAAACAGTCGTTTCTGAGGTATTTGTATCGGGTGGTTCACCTAAGATTCTGATGGTTGGTGCATTGGGCAAGCAGAAAGTATCTAGCTTCACAGGTCTGTCGGCTTATCGTTATAACGTCAATGGTGGTACAGGCGGTTCGCAAGCTACTATCGTTGGTGCTGCTGACGTTTACTTGTCAGACTTCGGCTCAATGGCTGTTGTTCCTAACCGTTTCATGCGTACACGCGATGCTCTGGTACTTGATCCTGAGTACGCTGCAATCGCTTATCTGCGTCCTTTCCAGACTAACGAGCTTGCAAAAGCTGGTGATGCTGACAAGACTCAGATTTTGGTTGAGTGCACATTGGAAGTTAAAAACGAAGCCGCGCACGGTATCGTTGCTGACTTGAATATGGCTCTGTAATTGAATAGCCCTCAGGGATTCGTCTCTGGGGGCATTTACGAGGACTTATGGACTTTAGAAAACAGGTTGTACACGCGGACGGTGATGGCGGCATTATCATCGAGACTAAACAGGATGTTACTGAGATACTAGAGAGTAACAACCATATCAGAGAGGCAGACAAGGCAAGGCTAGGAAATCTTAAAGAATTGCACCACGTAGCTCGAATACCTTTTACGGTCATTGATGACTTGAATAAAAAAGGAGTTATGAGAGGGTTCACTATTCTTGACGATGTAGCATTTGCTAAGTGGCTCAATGATTCCGATAATGCACAATGGAAAGTCTATAGGGGTAATATCTAATGGGTATAACAGTTGGCGTATGTGTTCCAGCTAGAGACGAGGTTCATACTGGCTTTGCGTTTGACTTTGCGAAGATGGTAGGACGAGATTCTAAGTTTCGGTGTGGTTCTGGTGATAATGGTCTGAAGTTATACACAATGGCTGGTACGTTGATATTT